AGGGCAACAAGAAAACCGGCGATGTGAGCTACAAGAGCTGGTTTGTGGCGCAGGGCATTGAGCATGTTTCGGTTGACTGGAATGGGCAGGACGGTGCTTTACCGCTGGATATGCGAAAGCCGCTGCCGGACAGCCTCGGCATGTTCACTATGGCTACAAATTTCGGTTGCACCGAGCATGTCAGCGAGCAGTACAACATTTGGGAAAGTCTGCACCGACTGCTTGAAGTGGGAGGGGTGCAGATTCATATGTGTCCGGCACCGGGCGACTGGTGGTGGCACGGTGAGTGGTTTCCCAAGCCCGAGTTTTATGAGGAATACGCCGAGCGCAACGGCTACGTTATTGACCATCTGGCTATTGGGCGCGAATACCCCAACCGCAACGTGGATGTGAGAATGACCAAGGTTGAACACAAGCCATTTGTGATGCCGGCGCGGGAGACCATGTTTTACAACCAGGTGAGGCCGCGTTGATCACAGTCTGGTCAGTCTGCAACGGCACCAAATACACCGACGAGGACGTTTATATCCTGCGGGATATGGTGGCCCGTAACCTGACCCAACCCCACCGCTTTAGGTGTTTGGCAGATCGAGAGATAACCGGGGTGGATACCTTCATCCCTGATGAGCAATGGCCCGGGTGGTGGGCCAAGCTCGGGCTGTTTCGGTATTCAACCGGCCAGTGCCTGTACCTTGATCTGGATACGGTCATCGTGGGCAATCTGGATCGCCTGTTGAGTGTCCCGCTGTCCATGCCAGCCAACTGGGGCCAGAGCGGCCACGGCGGCTGCCAGTCGAGCGTGATGAGCTGGGGGCAGGATTACGGCTGGATAGCCGACAGGTTTGATGTGTCGCAGTTACGGACGCCAGAGCGGGGCAATTGTGGGGGCTATGGACAGCAAAACCTGTGGGGCGACCAGGAGTTTATCACCGAGGTGGTGGGAAGCCCTGGCAATGGGATTATCCCTATGCATCATGTATTCAGCTATAGGTATCATGCTGTTGGCGGGCCTCCTGGGGATGCTAGTGTTATCTGTTTTCACGGCGAGCCGAAACCTGCTGCGGTACTGGATCAATGGGTAATTGCCGCACGGTCATCCATGCCAATGGCCAGTTAGCCCACCAGGTCAGGATAGCCGCGGCGTTACATTCTGGTACGGGGTGGGAGATCAGCTTCCGGCCCGATACCACGGCGGATGTTCATGTTGTCCTGGGGCCGTGGTTTGCGCTGGACCGCTGGCGACATGGCAAGACCCTGTACATTGACCGGGCCTACTGGGGCGACCCTGACTGCGTGTCGATACACTGGCTGGTCGGTGGCGAGAAAGTCAGGTTAAGGGGTATGCCCTACCGGCCCCACCCAGAGCTGCAGCCGATGAAACAGGGCGGCCGCAGGGTGTACCTGTGCGACTACAAAGCCGAGCCGGAAGGGTGCTTTGACACCGTCCGATACCACCCGGCAGACAGGCCAGCGACTGAAAGTCTGGCCGACATACTGAATACCCACGATATAGCCATAGGGAAGCGCACCACAGCATTGGTGGACGCCGCCATTGCTGGACTACGGGTGGAGACTGACGACCCCCACAGCCCCGTTTACGGGCTTGTAGAGCGGGGTCAGTGGATTATGGATTTAGCCTGGCATAACTGGTCACTGGATGAGATTTCGAAGGGAGTATTTTTAGATGCCATTGGTAGACCTGACTCAGAGAAGTGATCCGCCTGTGACACTGGACGAAGCGAAAGACCAGTGCCGGATACTCTGCACCGATTACAACCACGACACCAGACTGTTACGGCTGATCGACGAAGCCACCCGGTCCATTGAGACCTTTACCGGCGCCAGGCTCGCGGCGCAGTCGGTCCGGCTGGAGCTGGACGGATTCCCCGAATGGGATCTGGATTTGGGGGTCTATCCAGTCAATTCCATAACCTCGGTGAAGTATGACGACGCCGACAACGTGGAGCAGACGCTGGTCCTGGGGACGGATTATTGGGAGTCTCTGGCGGGGATGTATCCCTTTATCCGCCCGGTTGATTACTGGCCTGCCACCATGTACGGCAAGCCGGGAAGTGTTCGTATCGTGATGGATGTTGGGTATTACAACTACACCACCTCGCCGCTGATGCCGGCTACCCCTGATGACCTACGCCATGCGGTATTGATTCGGGTCAAAGAATATTTCGACAACGCCGGGGAGAGCATTACGGGCCATACCATGACCCCGACCGTTTCAGCGGTTAAGGCGCTGACTGATATGCACAGGCGCATTACCGTATGACCCTGAATGAGGTGATTTCCCTGTATACCTTGACTCAGGTCAAGGACGCTTACGGGAAACATGCCACCACCCGCACGTTATTGACGCAGGCATATGCCGCCGTGCAGGTTATGTCGGGGGCCGAGAGGAATATCTCGCTTCAAACAACGCCGACCGCCAATTACCGATTTTATGTCCATTACAGCTCCGATATCACGCCGGCCAAACTGCTGGTGTGGAATGGCGTTGATTACAACATCCGCTTCATTGCCGACAACGGGCCGAAAGAGGTTTATATGATGATTGAAGCGGAGAAGGGAGTGGCCAACTGATGGCGCGTAGCAAGTCGGGATTTACTGGTGCCAACAAGCTCCGCAAGACCTTGAAGCGGCTTGATCCCGAAATAACCAGCGGCGTCAAGCTGGCCGTCAAGCTCGGGGCGGAAGATATATCAAACGATGCCGCCGCTATCGCGTACTCGAAAGGTATTTATGACACCGGTGATCTGATTGACAGCATCGAGGTTCAGTTAGGGCGGGAGGGGTTGACTGCACTGATCGGCCCTGGCGCCAAGCGGCTAAAGATATCCAAGTCGCCATTCAACACCACGCTTTACGTCACGGATCGTGACAAGTACGGCGCCTGGCAGTTTTTCAAGGGCTACTGGGCAGAGTTCGGGACCAAGGGCGACCCGGCAAACAACGTGCCGCCCCAGACCCCGCGACCTTTCATGCAGCCCGCTTACGATGCCAACAAGGGCGTAATGTCGGCCCAGATACAAAAGGCCGTCAACCGGGCGTTGAGTGTTGCCGTGGCGAGTACGTCTGATGTCTAGGCCGGAAAACGCGCTACTCAAGGGATTGATCTCAAAGCTCGAATCCCTTTGCGACTGCGAGATATACGACTATGTGCCACAAGGGGCAGCTTATCCTTATGTGGTGATTGATTCGGATATCAGCTCTAACGAGGACTTGCTGAATGTACGGATGGAGAGGCGCTTTGTGTACCTGTCCATCTGGTCGCGGGATTACGGCGTTTATCAGGTGAAAAGCATTATCGACCAGATAGACGCAATAAACGAGTCAGTGATTACACTGGAGTCCGGCTACATGGTTTCTGTGAGAGTCGAAAGGACGCACACCAACCGGGAGCCGGATAATTTAACCTTCATGGGGCATATTACGCTTCGTGTTTTAACAACGCACTAATCATGCGGTAACCACAAGGGGCTTCGGCCCCTTTTTTTGTTCATAAAGGAGCAACATCATGCCTATTCAAACAGGTGCAGGTAGTAAGATTTACATCGCCACCGCCTACGGGACGGTGCCGGCAAACCAGGCGGCCTATGAGGCGCTTTCATGGGTTGAGGTTGAGCAAACCGAGTCAATCGGCGAGTTCGGCGATTCAACCACCGCAGTAACCTTTACTGGCCTCGGTGATGCCAGGGTGCAGAAGCTCAAGGGATCGAGCGATGCGGGTACGCTCAACGTGGTCATGGCGTTCAACTCAGCCGCAGACGGTTCTCCCACTACCGGGCAGTACCTGATGCAGCAGGCGTCAGCCAATACCACCGACGACAACTACCGCTTCAAGGTGACGTTTAACGATGCGTCTACCGGCTCACCGCTGGGTGACAATACCACCCGGTACTTCTCCGGCCAGGTTGGTACCTGGGTTGAGGGTGTTCCCGGTGCTGATGACATTCTGCGTGTCAGTGCTGAAGTGCGTATCAATTCCGCCATCATCCGCGTTGCATCTACCTAAGAGGTAAACCATGTCACGCGTTGACTACGGTACGGTAGTCCTTTCCATTAACGGGAAGGACTACACACTAACCCCCACCCTGGAAGCATTCAAGAAGATACAGAATCGCTGGGGTGGGATCATGCAGGCGATTGAGGCATGTCGCGGGTTATCTACCGAGGCATGTGCTTATATCGTCGCGGCGGGCGCAAAGGTGGGACAGCGAGAGGCCAAAGACCTTGAGCGGGAGATATTCGAGGCTGGGGTGGTTACGGTGACCGCCCCGGTTGTCGAGTACCTGTCCTTGCTGCTGAATCCTACTGGCAGGGACGCTACCCCAAAGGCTGATGACTCGGGGGAGTAGATGCGCCGGATGATTTTGTAGATGCGCTGTTCAAGATAGGGACGGGGGCGCTTGGCTGGTCACCAGACTTGGTCATGTCAACCCCGATACCCCAGATCATCCTGGCGTATGAAGGCAAGTTTGATTATGCGCGTCTGACAAATCCTTTCGGTTCACCGCCGAAGAAGAAAGAAACCGATAAACCGCAACGCACTCCAGCGGAGCGCGAAGCGTTTATTAATTCCCAGCGTACCGCATTGGCTTTGATGCGGGCGAAAGCAAAGCAGGACGTTATGAAAAACAGGGATACCAATGGCTGACTCTACCGAGCGATTACTAGTCCGCATTGATGCCACTACGGAGCAATTACGCCGGGAGCTGGCGAAGGCCGATCAGGCCGTCAAGGCTACCCAGTCTGGCATATCCCAGACGATGGCTAAAATCGACAAGTCATTCGAAGGGTTGAAGCGGCAGTTTACCGGGCTTGGTGCGGCGATATCGGGTATCGGTATCGGCCTGGCCATGCGGGAGATTATCCAAGCGTCCGACAAGATGGCTAATTTGCGTGGGCAGTTGGGGCTTGTCACCAATTCTCAGGAGGAGCTGAATGCGGTTTATGCTCGGGCCTTAAAGCTGGCCAATGAAACCGGGCAGGCAACAGAATCAACCGTCAACCTCTATGCTCGCCTGGCCAGGTCCACCGAGGAGCTGGGACTGACCCAAAACCAGCTGTTTGATATCACCAAGGCGATAAATCAGTCATTCGTCGTATCCGGCACTTCGGCACAGGAAGCAAGTTCCGCCATTCTCCAGCTTTCCCAGGGCATGGCATCCGGTGTATTGCGGGGCGAGGAGCTGAATTCCGTCATGGAAAACAGCCCACGACTGGCGAGGGCTTTGGCAGATGGTCTCGGGGTCACGATTGGCGAGCTTCGGGCAATGGGCAAAGAGGGCGAGCTGACAGCTGAAAAAGTCACATCCGCCCTGCTGAAAACCGCCGACACTATCAACGACGAATTCCAGACCATGCCTATGACCATAGGCCGCGTCTGGCAGACGATGAGCAATGATATAGACAACGCTCTCGGATCAATTGACGCATCCCCCCTTATTAACAGCGTTGAAGAGTTGCGCTCTGTCATATCCGATCCAAACTTTCAGGCGTCCATCGTTACACTTTCACAGGCACTGCTTGATGTGGTTGCATCATCAGCTGCGGCATTGTCAGAGCTTGTAAGGCTAACCAAGTTTATTGGCGAGGAAATGGCCCGCCAGATTGGCGGCGCAGCTGCCGATGACCTTGCCGGACTTACCGCCGAATACGATGCACTGGCCGACAAAATAAAGAAATTCGGCAGCCTGGTCGGTGATAATAAACTGGCCGAATGGAATGCCGAGCTGGCCGATCTGTACCAGAAGATCGAGCAGGCCAACCCCGTCACCTCTGATCTGGCGGTCAATGTCGCAAAAGTAGCCAAATCCACCGAGGCTGCAGTAAAGCCAACCGTACAACTGGCCAAGGCAACTGAAACAACTTCAAAAGGCGCATCCAAATATGTAAAAGAGCTGGCCGCAATCAACAAAGAAACCGACAAGATCAAGGCCCGCCACGAGAAAGCCACAAAGGCTATCGAAGAAGGGAATGCGGCTCTTGATGACATGGTCAAGTCCACTGACCAGTATATCGCCGGGCTTGAGTTTGAATTGATGCTGTTGGGCAAGTCGGCAAAAGAGCAGGCCATTCTCACGGCACAGAGGGAGCATGGGGCGCAAGCTACCGAGGCGCAGAGGGCAGCCATTACCAAGCTCACCGGCCAGCTCTACGATGCACAAGCCGCTACAGAGGCCGCTACAGCAGCGCAGAAACCATTTCAGGACGCATTACAGGGCACGGTTGAGCGGATAGACGAAGCGTTTGCCGGCGCGTGGACTGGGGCGTTTGACAGCTTTCAGGAGTTCGCAGACGGTATCAAGGCCAGCTTTAAAAACCTGATCGGTGAGCTGTTGCACATCGCCATCACCCGGCCCATTGTCATGCAGATCGGCGCAGCATTGGGATTGGGTGGTGCATCCGGTGCCGCGAGTGCTAGCGGTTCGAGTTTACTTGGCGGTGCGTCCAGTCTGTTACCCTCTGGCGCGGCGTCATTCTTCACCCGCCCGTATACCAACACCACGCTAGGTACTGCCGTCCCTGGGGATGGGGGCGCGGCCCTGCCGGGTTCATTTAACTATATGAACGCCGGGGCCGCATTAGGCGGCGGGTTGGTGGGTGGGTATCTGGGCAATCAGGTATACGGCCAGACATCAGGGCTTGGGCAGACTGCCGGGGGGCTTGGTGGCGCGGCATTGGGCGCTCAATACGGCGCGGCATTCGGCCCATGGGGTATAGCCATAGGCGCCGCCTTGGGTACTTTTGCTGGCGGTTTTGTCGAATCACTCTTTGGCGGCAGTAACAGCGGCAACAACAGCGCCAGAGGTACCTTGAATCTAGGGACAGGATCATCCGAGGTATGGGGGGTTGGGAAATCATTCAACCAGGCCAACGTCGACGCCCTGAATGAGCTTGTGCCCATAATCCAGCAGATATCAGACGCACTCGGTGGATCTAACGCGGTATTGAATATCCGCTCTGGAAACAATAGCGGGCTTTCTCTCAACGGGCAAAGTTACAACAATCAAGAGGACTTCATTGCCGCTACGATACGGGCGATTGTTGACGGCTCCACGACGCTCTCTAAAACGCTGAAAAACCTGATAAAAGGCTTCGACGGATCATCCGACGAGCTGACCCAGTTTGCCGAGTCCATGGTGTCTATTGACAACATACTGCGAAACAACCCAGTTTCAAAGGCGATAGAGGACTTCGCAAAGAATCAGGAGATTAACGGGCGCACACTTCGCCAGACGTATGACGGGCAGATCAAAGCAATTCTCGATCTGTCATATAAATTTGACGGCTCCGCTGAATCGGCACAGGTACTAAATGAGGCGCTTTCTGTTAATGCGCAGCTGGCCTACGATATGGCAACCGCCCTGCAATCAATAGGCGAGTCAACCAAATCAGTAGTGGCCGAGCAAGTGGATTACTTCGGTGCCCAAGTCAGGACGCCAGACGAAAACCTGCAATACATGGAAAGGCAGCTGCAATTCCTCGACGCAATACTTCCAAAGCTAACAGACCCGAATCAGATACTGGCGGCAAGGGATAAGGCGCTGGAGCTAAACCGATCCATCTTCGACGCTGGCCCAGATGATCTACAGAGGGCTAACGTCCAGACGTTTATCGACATGGCCAACACGATAGGCGAAAAAACAGCAATCGCTATCGAAAGTGCCACAGGATCACTCGCCACTACCCAGGCTGACATGAATGCCCAGCTTGGTGCTGTGCTCGAAGTGGCAGCATCAGGATTCCAGGCACCAGCTGATACCATGTTAAGCGCCGCACAGCTGATGTACCTTGCTGTGCAAAACTTCATCGGCAATGGCGGGCAATATAATCAGGTGGTTGCATAATGGCTACGACATTCCCCCTCACTACCTACCCGCTGCGGGATTCGTCGGTGATGGCCGATGATCCTGTGATGGCAAGGGATATACTCGACGATGGCGAAATGCGAATCAGGCAGTTAGGGGCATCTAACTTCGCAACAATTCGCTGCGTGTTTAATCCGATCAGCACGGATACTAAAATTACATTTCAGGCGTATTTGAGGGCCAACAGGGCAACCGAATTCGATATGACAATAGATACCCCTTCCCCGGCATCCCCAACTGTTGCAGCCAAAATCTATCGAGGCTATATCTGGTCAAATCCCAGCTACCAAAAGCAGGACGGACTCTATACCGTTTCGTTTGATTTCCGTGGCAAGGTGGTTTAATGGCCCGCGAGTTAACCAGTACCCAGCAGGCCAATGTAGAGGCCGGTGCTACAAGGCCTATTTATTTGGTTGAGTGGAAGCATTCCGGCACCACTGAATACCTCAGCTGCAGCGGTGATGTGTCCTATGGTGACGGGTCTCCGATCCAGACCTATACCGCAGGCGGGATAACGATTGCGGGGCTTGAGGATTCAAAAACAGCAACCCTGATACTCCCGGCAACTGCCGCAAGGGTCACAGAGATACAAAACAACACCTGGCGCAGGGGTCATTGCAAGATAACGGCCATTCTTGCCGCTCCCGGTGACTCGCCAGTTTACGCAGCAGCCGATGGCTTGCTGGTGCTTGACGGCTTGATTGAAAGCTCCTCATTCTCTGGTGAAACGATAACGGTTGTTGCCAAGTCAAAGTATTACACGGGCGCACTTCTGCCACGGTTTACCTATGACGATGTGGTTACCTCCGCTCCAGCAGTTGGGACGGTTTCAACGTGGGAGGGCGAAAACTACTCTTACGAGCAATGGCTTAAAACCGTTGCCGCGATCCAGAAACTTGTCCGCCCTGGCGTTAACCCGCAGGTAACCGGGCGCCCTTCGGTATCACAAATCAACTCCTTTGAGCCTATCGAAAACCCCGGCCAGAAACTCGTTACATCCCAGGGCCAGCCGATTCCTATTGTTTATGGTAGAGCTTCCGTTGCAGGGTACGTGTTTGCCGAGGGTGAGTATTCTGGCTCAAAATTCGTCGGTGTCGCCTGGTGCATGGGGCGGATCAATTCGATTGAATCGGTATTCATCAATGATGAGGCAGTACCGTCCACGGTAACCGCGAAACACTATCTCGGGACCACGACTCAAACTGTCAGTCCGGCCCTTCAGTTGTATACCGGCACATCCCCGCAGTTCTCTGATGACATGATCCTGCGTACTGCTGCAGGTGATATCGGGATTGCGTATAGCGTTTTTAACATCCCCGCATCTGCAATAAGTGGTGCGCCGCGATTCAGGGCGATCATTCAGGGCAGACTAGTACCTGACCCCGAATCCACCTCCACAGACCCCTATGAGGGCTATGTGGAGTGGAGCTTTAATTTCCTCACAGGCACAACAGATTCAGGGCCGAATGCCTACACGCTCACGCTGAATGGCGGCGCGGCCATAGCATCCCCCAGTATCGGTCTCGAGCTGGACGGCACGGGAGACTATGCCACTATCCCCGATGGCAACAATATCGGCAGCGACCCCTTTACGCTTGAAATTGAGCTGCAATGCGATACCGCCGTTACATCGCCTGGTACGGTTGAAACCATCCTGTGCAAAGGATCAACTGCCTCACCATTGAGTCGATCTATCCAGATTGATCGGGTAGGCAATGAAGTCCTGCTGTATCTCAGCTCTGATGGTTCTACCTGGGATATTGCCAACGGGTTATCCTGCGGGACTCTCGGCACAACAGGGTCGCCAGAGGTCACCGGGCGGCTGCTGGTTGAGCGTGTAGGAAACCAGATATCCACCTACATGGATGGTGCCACTCAAACCGGGGTTGTTACCAGTGCTGCCCTGTACAACAATGGATCAGTATGGGAGATCGGTGCGTGTGGTGGGTCTCAGGAGCTAAACGGCAGGGTAAGGTCAGCCCGACTCACCATAGGCCAGTATCGGTATGGGTCTCCGCACTCAATAACCAATACCCCATTCAGCGATTCTGGCGATTATCAAACCGGGTATGTGTACAGTGATAACCCGGCCTTGTGCTGGGCGGATCTTGCCAGTGACCCTGTAATTGGATTAGGAGCCACTACCACTGGCGTACAGCTGGCGAGGGAGTATTGCGATTCGCCGATGGACTCAGGTGCACCACGGTGTCGGATAGGTTTAGCAATAACTGAATCAAGACTGGTAGAGGCATGGCTTGACCAGCTGGCAATGTACTCTAATGCCCTGTGGTTTCCCGAGGGATCGGATTTAAAGATCATCGCAGATCGCAGCCAGGCGGACGGGTTAAGCGGTTCTGGGCCAGAATTGTACTCGGCAACTTCGCCGGAATTCGGATCACCGCTGCCCACCGTTACCACAGAGGCCGGGGTTGAATACTCGATCAGTTTCAGGATTGATACTGCCGCGACCACCAGCCCAATAGTGGGTGTTTCGGTCTGGTTTGATGGCGTTGAAGTCATCGCATCAGCAACTACAGTCGGCAGTCATGGGGTAGTTGCCACGGCCAGCGGGACTAGTTCAACGGTGCAAGTTGTGCCGGATGGTGGATTTAATGGCACCTGGTCAGGACTGAGCGTCAAGCGGACACACAGATCAGTTACCCAGTGGCTGCCATCTACCCTGTCAATACAGGGGACACCGGAGGGCGATAAACCCAATGCGGTTGAGGCCACCTACAACATCCCCTCCGATACTTCTGGCGCGTGGCAGCAGAATACATTTCCGGTTATCAATGTTGCGGCAGCGGTGGGTGATCCGATTGTGCTTACAAAGCTCTCCCTTCCCGGTGTAAACCGGATAGAGGAGGCGTCGAATAAAGCCATTGCTACTCTGTACAGAAATGACAACAAAACCCGCGTTTCGCTTATTTCGACGGATGAGGAATTTGTTGCACAACCTGGTGATACGATTCAGGTTACCTCATCCTATCGCGGCGTTGATACTCCAGTCTGGGTTGAATCAAACCAGATGGTTTCTTATGGCCGGCACCAGATCACCGGGATTGTTTATCGGGATAATCAATACCCCGATACTGACTATACAACCCCAAGAAAATTCGATGAGACAGGGCCGCCGATTGAGGAAATAGGCCATCCAGATGATCTTGACCCTGCCTGCTATCCCTGGGACTGCGCCGCGTATGAGGACTGGCTTGAAGAGCAAGGATTGACCCTGTTTGAAGGATCAAACAAAACCGCAGCGAAGTCATGGAAAATACTTGGTGAAACATCAGCGGTGCCGTGGCCATTCAGTGTAGATGACGGGGATGATGGAAAGCATATTCTTGTAACGAATTTCGTTGCTGCGCCAAATGACGCTACATCCTGGGGCGGCACAACGCCCAGTTCAAGCCCTGTCGCGCAGGACATATTCACCGATACAGTCTCTGATAAAACATTCTGTACTGGCACACTAAGCGGGATGGGGTCATTGAATGGTGATGCTTCGCAGTCAGGATATATATCAGTAACCCCGGCAGCGACCAGAAACGGCGGGCCAACCTCTGCTATCTGGGGCAACCACTATATGAGTGCCTTGATAATGGGGCATAACATAGGGACTGCTGGCGACAAGATGTCCGGATCGTTAACTCGGGTTAGCGGGAAAAACTGGAGAGTTGAGAGAAACACTGGTTTTTCAACTATAACTTATGAAAGTGACCCTGGCACAATGGGTGTGTCTATCTCAACATCTGGGTCAGACGTTACTATCACTCTTTATTGCAATAACTCAAACACCCAATCAGCCCCTCATCCAACGCCTGTAACCTTTACCGTTGTTGGCGCAGCAACAGAGTTGCACCTTGTGCAGACCTATATCTCGACCGGGGTTATCACTACAGGCCTTGGGGCTGATGGGAAATACAACACAAAGCGCGAGGTTACAATCCGGTGCAACTATGCAGGGTCAAGCGGGACTCTGAACTGTACGCAATGGTACAACCTGAGAACCACCCCAAACTATCCCATTATCTCCTTAACCCCGTGGTATCCGGCAGGATCATCTAATCTGTGGCAGCAGTATTTCATTGATACGGTTATCAACATTGCCGCGTTTAGCGCAGGGACTGTATCAGATGATTTCGACTTCGACGTACATACTTATGCCGAGCGGATGGCATGGGATCGCAACAACGCGCTCTACCTGCCACCTGGCTGGTGTCCTGCATATTCCCCACCGTAAAACATCGCACCCAGGCACAGTATTAACAGCAGGCCGTCAGGTATTGGGGTTGGTTTGTAGTGTGTCCCATAGCGCATTTGAGGCCGCCACCACTTCCTCATGACTCAAAAATGACGAATGCGCCGCCTCTTCATAGGCGAGCATGAATTTGCGCTGGCTCTCTGCCTCCATCAGGGAGATGCGGGCCTTCCGCGCTTTGAACTTTGCAACACAGCCGCACAATCTAACCCCAGTCGGTTGCAGACCAATGCGGTCAACTAACCCACCACATAGGTGGCACAGTATATTGCTCATTTCTCTTGCTCCTGTAGTGCCTGTCTTGCTGTTTGTTCTGGGTACATAAGTTCTCCACTGGCGACAAGTTCCAGTGCGTATTCCAGCTCCGCGATGCGGGCCTCCCAACCTCTTGGCATGGCGTTCCATTCGCGAACACAAGCTGCTAGCGCACCTTCCTCGTTTGCCTCTGGGCCTACTGTTGGCACCCGCACCTCAACTTCCCAGTCGCCACAACAGCCGCCGCTGACCACTCGCCATCGAAACGTACTGCCTTCGACTATTGCCAGCTTTGTTGGCGTTGCACCGCAAGGGCATTGTTTTAGGTCGCTCATCCCTAACCCCCACTGCCAGAATCGCTGGCCCACTTCCATTCACAAAAGCCGCAAGTAATTGCTGTCGTGCGGTGAGGACGCATGGTGTCAAGCTCAATTATTTTGCTCATTCTGCCCTCTCATAATACATACAGAAACTCGCTAGGCTCATGGGGAATAGGTTCCCGTCGCTACACGTCACAAGCATTTCTCCACGATTAAATTTCAATGATCCTCCTGTTACGCATGGTACTAAGTAGCAGTCATCATTCTCATGAGTTATTTGGTGCCCTTGATATTTAAAGTGCCACGGCATTCCTCTAATGAGGTCTGCGTCTTGTTCGATCCCGTGCTGAACAAGCTCATCAAAGGTAATAGCTTCAACCAGTTCTGATCGCTTTCGGTATTTACTCATTTGTTTCGCTCCATCTTAGCCCTGATAGCAGTAAGGGCAGCAGTAGCAGTCTCGTCGTCTTTGTAAACAATATACAACGCATCAGCATGCTCAACGCTCTTTTTAGCGCGTTCTGGCACAGGCATCGTCACCGTTATCGTCTTGGGGCGGCGGCGGAATGTATACAAGCTACAACTAAATATCTCTAGTGGGTTGGTATCCTTCGAGCACATGCTGTACTCTTGATCTTGATACCTAAACTCAAACTCCTCCCACCACTTCTCATTCACCTGCATTTCAGTGGCAGCGTCGAGGATTACTTGCTTCTGTTCAGTGTTCATGAAAAAACTCCATTACTCTTTCTCCTGTAGATAACCAGCTTCAATAAGCGCATCACGCAACATACAGTCCTCTACTGTGCGGTCGTCAGGGTCATTGGGTACGGCGTCAACTGCCGCCTCAGCCACCTTCTCCAGCTCCTCCACCCTCTGCTCCAGTGCGCGGATGACTGCGGAGTTGTCGGTGGTGATGGGTGCTGGCGGCCTTACCGTGCCAACTGGCATAAAATTGGATTCTTTTTTGCTCATTTCTCCCCACCTCCCAGTAGTGCCGCGAGAGCTTCCAGTTCTTCACTAGGCAATTCGAAATACACAAGCGTCCCGCGCTCTTTTCGGACACGGTGTTTTAGGATAACGAGGTCAACAGCCTCCCGCAACCTAGCGTTCTCTGCTTCCAGCTTTACGTTGAGTTCGCCAACAGACTCGCAAGTCCAACATCCGCCTTTATAACCGTTGCGATACCGGTCGTTCTCTGCCTCCAGCAGGGCGATGCGGGCCTTTAGCTTTTCGATTTCGGCATACAGGAAGTCGTGGCCGCACAACTCCTTGTAGTCGCCGCAAATGTCGCACAATCGGTCGCTCATTTTTGCTGCTCCTGTAGCCGCTGTCGTGGGTTGGGGTTGTCGCAGGTTGAGCAGCAATACCCGTCTAACACCGGATGGCCACAGGTAGAGCATGGGTAGATTATTGGCGCAGCACTAAATGCCAACTCAATAGCTTCTCTGCGATAACACTCACTGGCGTGTGGGTTTGTTATTCTGCGATAGCTCATTTCTCTTGCTCCTTCAGGTACGCCGATTTAGCCAGCTCCCATGCGGTACGATTTGCCGGGGCGACACGCTGCGATAAACACCACGCCATCATCCACAACCACTGCTGCTCACTCACTTCTCTTGCTCCTGTAGTGCCTGTCTTGCTGTTTGTTCTGGGTACATAAGT